CTTTAGTTATTCAGTTCAAAAAAGAAGTGGTTTAAATTTTGACTTCTGGAATGTGTCATTAACGCTGGAAGAGGCATAATGTTTGAAGAAAAAGATTTACTAAAGCATATAGAGACAAGTTCTTCTATTCATACACAGTCTTTAGTTATTGCTGAGTGGAATATGAATATTGCTACAAATATTTTAGCAGTTGGAAACTATAGATACCGCCCACATGATGCAGGATCTATTTATAGAACTATCCCAAACACATTTGTTTTAGAAAATAAAACATCATCTCCAGCATTTTATTATGGAGCAACAGATGCAGATGTTGTTATTGATGGAGGGTTTAATAAAAACGATCTACCCTTTAACCTTATTCCAAAAAAAGAAAAATTAAAACTTTTATACTCACTAGAAGATTGTGTAAAACCTTTTAGACCAAGGTCTGGAATCAACAAGGCAGTGTTCCAAAGTGGAAAGTTTTTACATAACCCCGATATAAATATGGCAAGAAAGCCAAGATATTATATGGCAGACAAAAACGACCCATTCAAATATTGGACATCATTTAGAACTGAGAATGGTATTGAGTATGGTACTGCTACAAAGACAATGAACGGCAGGCATATGATTGAAGATGCTGCTCCATTCGTTGTATATAAAAATGAAGTACCAGCAAATAGACTTGTAGTAAAGATGCAGACAAATATTGGAGACATCGACTCTGGAAGATATACAAATAAGTCAGGTTCTTTTTCTGACCCATACTTTGGAGAACTAAATCAAACAACTCCAAATGTCTGGAAGGTCCAGGTATTAAAAAATAATAACTGGGTAGATGCAGTTTCATTTAATGATCAAGATAAAAGAAAAGACGGAACCCCAATAATTCAATCAGATGGATATGTAGAACTAGCCTACGGACTGATCTTGCCAAAAATATATTCTGAAGTATTTGTTTATCGTGGAGAACTATCCTCTCTATCTCTTAGACCACCAGTAGGAACAAGAGAGGGAGATGCTTTCCTCATTGTTGAAAATACGGGGGACATAGGGGAATACCACATTTGGTATAAGGATGAATGGAAAATATTCGTACCAAACTACGGATGGAAATTTGAAGAGCCAGTAGTTGATGGCTTTACAAACTTTGTTACTGAGTTAGTAGAGCCAACAAAGTATAAAGTTAGAGGAGAAGATAAGTATAAAGAGTTTGAGTATATTTCTGGAATAAGAATTGTCGTAGATAGCATGAAGAAATTCGATTCATCCTTTGACCTTATTGAGTTTTCTCCTAGACTTACTGCTGATCTATCAGATAGAGTAACATCATTTTCTTTAAATAAGAGTGCCTCAGATTTAGGACAAAGCGGAATGCCAGTGGGACAACTTCTCGCATCAACGGGCAACATAACCTTTTTTGATTTTGATGATGCCTTTAATAAAAACAATACTCTTAGTATTATTGCAAATCAAAATATAAAGAACATTCAGATAAAACTTTATGAAGTCTTGACGGATGCAAGACTTATAGACTACTATGTTCCGATAAAGACCATGTACTCTGATGGATTTCCAAAGGTTGATAATCAATCAAAGGTGGTATCGCTATCTCTTAGAGACTTATACTTTTATTTTGAATCTCAAACTGCACCAGAAATATTATCAACAAACACATCTGTAAGTGCTGCTGTGTCTTTACTCCTAGACTCTATTGGATTTTCTAATTATGTATTTAAAAGAGTAGCAGGAGAATCTGAAATGGTTATTCCATACTTCTTTATTCCACCAGACAAAAGCGTTGCTCAAATATTACAAGACCTAGCAGTGTCAACACAAACAGCAATGTTCTTTGACGAATACAATAATTTTATAATGATGAGTAAAGATTTTATTATGCCAACTGCAGCACAAAGACCTACAGATTTAACCCTGTATGGATCTTCAGATTCTGCACAAGTAGATGTAATTAAAAATAAAGATACAAAACCTAAACTTGCAAACATCATGGAACTGACTAGTCAAGATAGCGAAGTCTATAATGCTGGACAAATATCGTATACAACAAGACATATAGAAAGAACTGTTGGAACCATTAAGGCAACTCAGATGCTTGAACAGGAAAGAATGTATATATACAAGCCAGTACTTTTGTGGGAAGTTTCTGGGGAAGAAAGCACAAAGTCAATAAACCAAGAGGTCCAAAACAACTCCACATATGATCTTAGTGCAATCCCTTTGAACTCTTATTTATCAGCCGTTGCTCCAACGGTATCGAATGGAAGAATAATTAATAATACTATGGACCTTGGAGAAGCAATATACTATCTAGGTAGGTACAATGGTTACTTCTATGCCAACGGAGAGATTATAAAATTTGATGCAGTTCAATATAATATTTCTGGAACTGGGGATGTGTGGATAACTTCTAAGAGTGAGTATGACACCTACTTTGCTTCGCTGCCATTTAACGGAAAACTATATCCTACAGGACTTCTAAGAATTTATTCTGAACCTAACTACGAAGAGGTAGATGGTTTGTCTAAATTAAAAAATGGAGAAGTTGCCAAACACGGAAGAGCACAGTTTGGAACCAACATATCAGAACATAATGCTGGCTTAAACCCATACTGGTCAAATAACGACAATGTCCGTGGCGTTGAGATGGATGCTAAGTATCTTTTTAAATTTGATCAGACAGTTCCACCAACAACAAAAAATGTTGCTGCTGGAGTTAACAACACCTTTGCCCTAAAGACAACCAGAAATGGAATTATTAAAAACTATTTTTCATCAAAGTATATTTCAGAGTCTACTGTAAACAAGATGCTCTCAACTCAAAGCGGGACAACACAGTCCTCTGCTCTTGTTATGAATGGCGGAGGCTTTAAAACAACAGATACTCCTGCAAACTTCTTGTCTTATGTTTACAAGCCCCTTTCAAATAATTTTAAGCATTTTGGAACAAGGCTCAGAGTCATTGGAAGAATTGAAGATAACGAAAAAAATGGACAGACTCCAGTTGGATCTTCAGAACTTTATACCGTACAAGGAAAAACTGCTGATGAAAAAATTACAATTGCAGGCGGTAGTGGTGGTATTGCAATCATGGTTGACCCAAAAACAAATGCTGGCTACTACTTTGAAATAATTGCTTTAGATGCAACCAAGGTAAATGATTCTGCAAGACAAAATGTACACGATGTACTATTTTATAAACTAGAAACAGAGACTTCAAATTTGACAGGCCCTGCGATACCCGTTACCCTTTATGAAGGTCTTGCCAATATCATTGTAGATGGCGGACAGTTTGTAGGGCAATACAGAGTAGCAGCAGAAAAAGACCCAACTGTCTACGACCTTTCAGTAGAATACCAAGATATAGGATCTAAAAGAAAGTTTTTCTTATATCTAAATGATAATCTGATTGCTACAGTTTTTGACGATTCTCCATTAAAGGTATATAACAATCTCGCACTCTTTGTCAGAGGATCTTCTAGAGTTATGTTTGAAAATGTTTATGCCTTAGCAAATAACTATTCTCAAAATACATCGTTTCAACTAGACACTCCAGTTGCAAGTGTATTTAGTAATTCTGGTATAAGCGCTCAAGATTCATTTAGAAAATACTCAATGAGTGGGGCTGTACAGGCTGCCTACTTAACTGGCATAAGTTCTTCTCAACCACCAAAATTTAGTATCTACTTTGACGAGTTTGGAACTATTATGCGAGAAGCAGCATCTTTTAATTTTAGATATGATTTAGCATATCCAGCACTATACGCACAGTTATCGCCAACCTTCAATAAGTTAAAGTCCTATGCTGTATCTGGATTTAGGGCCAGATCATACGGAGCAGAGTTTTTAATTTTTAATACAACAGATACAACACTAAGTTTAGACTCAAGCAGCCAAAGTTATTTAAGAGTTCAAGGTATAGCCTTTACAAATCAGTCTACAAACAATTACACTGTTGATGATTACTTCTCAAAGAATAGCAACCTTTCAGACCCGCAGTTTGACTCAACAGGTCTTATAACTGCTGTTAATAAAGTTACAAAAAACTATGAAGATATCAAAGCAAGTAGAATGCTTTACGGTAAAAAAGATTTTTCTTTAGATGTTCCATACGTACAATCAGCCGACGCTGCTGAAAACTTAATGTCTTGGTTAGTTAAAAAAATAACAAAGCCAAGAAAGTCAATAGGTTTAAAAATATTTGCAAACCCTATGATTCAACTAGGAGATATCGTGGAAGTAGACTATGTTGAAAAAAATATTAATAGGGCTGGATCTGTTGGCTCTAGGTTCGTAGTATATAACATAGAATATTCAAAATCAAAAGACGGACCAGAAATGTCTATATTTTTAAGCGAGGTGTTGTAATGGCTATAGATGCAACGGCAACGCAGGCAACATATACTTGGACTAACGATTTTGGAAGAAGCAGTGCGACCAACTCAACGAAGGTCGCCGTCCCTAATGCCGTTGATGAATTAAACGATCCAATAGCGTATGAGGCTATGTTTGAAATTATATTTCAAGACATTGGTGGACAAGAACTGATTAATATTTCCAGAGCAGATGCTATCAATGGACAAAACATTATGTATAGCATTGTCAAAAACCTAAAGAATATTATGCTTGAGTATAACTCTAATAATATAATCAAACTTGGTGGCACATCAGATGTTTTATTTAAGAACTTTTCAATAAAACTTGAAGATAAAATTCCTAAATACGGCAATGGAATTGGCGGGGCCATAGTTTACCTTGAGCAAGGCTCAGGAAACCTATTAATTGATCTTGTTAACCTAGATGACGAAGAGCAGGTAGAGATAGAGATAATCAACCAGGGGGGATATTTTGATGATACAATTACTAATTAGGAGTAAAAATGATAACTAATACGGGCCAGTCAATTCTGGCAAAATACCTTGTAGGTCAGGCACCAGCCTATGCCTCATACATTGCAATTGGCTGTGGGGCCAATCCTGTATCATCTTCTTATACATTTTCACAGGCTGAGATGACTGCCATGAGAGCAAAAGAATCTTTGGACTTTGAAATGTTTAGAATCCCAGTAACATCAAGAGGATATGTTACTGAAGATGGAGTATCTAAGATTGTATTTACTGGGGAACTTCCAACGCTAGATAGATATGATATAACAGAGGTTGGTATTTGGTCTGCGGGATCAAACCCAAGTGCAAACTTTAACGACAGTAGATCAATCTTCTTATTTAATAAAGATGAAAACTGGAAGTATAGCAATGCAGCCCTTGTACCAATTGAAACTAGATTAGACGTTGCTGGAGATATTCAAACAACTAGCAAGGCATTTATAACAAATGCAGACAACCCAACCTTTACAAATTCAACTAGGGCAAACAGGTATGAAGGTTCTAGGTTTTTAAATAGCATTGTGGTCCTTAGAGGAGATGTTTCAGATATTGAGATAGACCCAATTACTGATGAACTTACACTAGGGACTCCTCTTTCTCCTCACCTAGTATTAACAGGAGCAACTCTAGATTTTGACAAGTCATCACCAAAAGATGAGTTAAGATTAGCCTTCTCAGTAATAAACAAAGACTCTACAAGAAACGTACAGCCTCACGATGTAAGAATTATTCTAGAGTTTGCAGAGGGAGATGTATACAATGTTGGAGAGTATGCCAGGTTTGAAACAGTACTAAGCAGCGATGATCCAGACGTAGATTTTGAAAATCAAAGATATTTTATTTCTGTAGCAAAGTTTGAAGAATTAAATAGAAGTTCTGGATTTACTTGGAAAACTGCAGATGTGGTTAAAGCGTATGTCACAGTAACAGAAAAAAATCAACAGGAAGACGTTGTTACTTCAGACGAATTCTATGTTTGTCTAGATGCTTTAAGACTAGAAAATACACAAAACCAAAATCCAATTTATGGATTAACTGGATACTCAGTTGTAAAAAGTCTAAACTCAAGGCCAATTACAAAAATTTCAAACAGTTCAAACCATATTGAGTTTAGGTTTGGCTTGGATGTAATGTAATGGCACTGACCGATCTTGAGCCAGATAAAGAAATCAAAAAGGCAGTAGTCTTAAAAGAAGATCTACCATCTCTTAGTTTAAGTAGGCTAGGGTATTTTGTTAGGTATAGAGTGGTGTCAAATGACAAAAATAGATCCTCTCACTGGTCTCCATACTACTTTTTACCAAATGGAGTTATACCAAAAGTGCCTTGCTCTGTTGGAGTTGCAGGGGGACAACTAAAGGTAATTACCATGGTTTGGCAACATCCCAAGGCTTCAAATGATCCTGGGGAGACTGAAACATCTATTTTTAAAGAATATGATATCTATATTAAAACTAATCTAACTAATGATAAGTGGGTCCACCTTGAAACTGTACCCGCAACATCACTTAGAATGCTTGTTCCATCTGGAGTAACTTCCTTTCAGGTTGCAGTTCAAGTACCCGTCTATCCTAAGAATTATTCTGCAGATGCAGCAATCTTTACTTTAGAAACTCCGATGGTGGTATAATTATAGTATGGCAAAAATACCCTTACCTGAGCGTGGACAACCACTAGATGTAGCATATGTCTATGAGTTAGCCCAAGCAGTTAATGAGTTATCAAAAGAGGTGTCTCCAGCAACTTATGACTATGTAACTATTCAGACAGCAGACAACGGTCCACAAAATAGAAAAGTTACAGAGGTTAGAGTTATTGGTGCACTTGTTAAAGTTGCAAGTAGCAAGTCTGTTACCCCTGGTGAGCAAATTTCTTTTTCACATTCATTCACAGGAGAATTTAGATTCCCCCCAATTGTTACTGCTACCCCAATAAACGTAGGACAAACTCCTGCTGGAGCAAGCGTATCTTTAATATTAAATGATCCATCTACCTCTTCTGTTAATGGGTTTGTTAAGTTTAACACATCTGGAGATGCTTCTCTTAATGTTAACTTAATTATCATTGGTATCCCAAACTAATGCTAAAGTGTAAAAAATGTAAAGGAAGAATGTTTCTTGATAGACAGTACACCACTATTGGGCACCTTGAAACATACTGTATGTCTTGTGGCAATAGAAGTTTTTTTAATCCACCAACAAGTTCTGCGGAGGGTTTATGGCTATTAAAAAGGGAAGTATCGAGAGCGAAGGCTACAATGTCCTCCCTGTAATTCCAGGGAATAAAAAAGTCTGGTTTCTAAATGGAGACCTAGTTAGGGTACACCATTTAAATAAATCTAATGGTATTATGTCTGTTTATAATATTACAAAAGATCAGATTGAAAGTTGTTTAGTTTCTGATTTTAAAAAGAAAAGAGAAAGAGCCTACACCGTCAGGGAGACTGCTGATTTAGTTAATCGTCATAAAAAATATATGCCATCATTAATGAAACGAGGAGTCATTCCATTTCCAATGGGATCTCAAAAGGGAGGGGCTAGAGGATTTCAAGTTAGATCATATTATTCAGAATCGCAAGTTAAAGCCATCCGTGATATACTTGCTACATACCATATTGGTAGACCAAGAAAAGACAAATTAATAACAAATGATATTACGCCTAGTAAGCAAGAGTTGACACGAAGAATGGGCGATGGTATACTTACATATAGAAGAACAGAAGACGGACAGTTC